CAAGTGTTTCTGATGTAAGGAGATGTGATGGTATTTTTGAAGTAGACTATTTGGTGAGTGGCTTCCACGGTAGGGTAACTTTTAAAGCGTCTAACCATTTCAACGAACCAAATAGCATTAGGTTAATGAAACTTTTTGATTCTCATTATGATACTTCTTACATAGGTATAACAGCAGTCAGAGTTGTGTATTACCCTAATGTTTATTTTGGTAAGTATGGTTACGTTGAGGTATATGCTAAAAACTACCATACAACTGACGCAATGACTGTTAATGTTAGTATGGTTAATGCTATAGGCTGGAACTTAACTACTGGTGATGGTTCGATACCTACCAACTATGTGGCTAAAGAATTGGCTCTTATTGCTGGGTATCCATTTTATAGTACCGATGATAAAAGAGCAGTTGTAACCCCATCATCTGGCTCAGTAACCATTGACTGTAAGTATCAAATGAATAATGCTGTCGTTAATATTACCCAGAATACAACCATTAACATCGCTAATATTCCAGATGGGTATATGGGTAGTATTTTACTCTATTTAAATGGTACTTACACCTTAAGTATTGGAAGTGTAACTAATGAGAGTGGAGTACCTTATAGTAAGTATCTGTTAGGAACATTAACTTCGTTGGTAAGTGGTTACTACCTACTTACATATCGTTCTATACCAGATAGTAGTAGTAACTTTAGGTGCTTTTTTTCAATTAGTGATAAATTTACATCAATTTAATACTATGATGAACAATAATTTACTTTGGAACTTTAACGCATTAAAGAGAAAATATCTGTCTGTTAGCCCAGATACAGTTAACTTAAGTATTGGCTCACCATTAGCTTCAGTATTTTTATCATCAAATAGCCAATGGGAAGTGTATAGCAAACCACCTTGGCTTGACGTAACGCCACTTAGTGGAATTGGAAGTAGAGCACTATTATTGTCAGTGCCTCTATATCCATTAGACTCAATATTAGGTACTGTTAATATAAGATTGGTTAATAACCATAGCATAACAGCAACTATATACGTTAGCTGGATGCTAGAAGACCCAAGATAATTAATAATTTAAAATAATGAATTATGGCACTATTAAAAAACTATTACGATGCAAACCTTGAAGTTGAAGTAGAGGGTTGCTACTGGAAAATTACCAGATTAGAGGGCAATAAGAATGTTTTAACATTCTACGTAGGGGTATATAGGAATAAGGCAAAATCAGACGCTAATTATCCACCTATAAATGAGTTTGGGTATCAGTTTACACCAAGTTTAGATGTAGAGGATAACTTTATAGCACAAGCCTATAACTACCTAAAAAACTTGGAAGAGTTTAATGATGCAATTGATTGCTAACATAAGTGGACAAAACTATATAATAAGGGAGAGTCTACTAGTTCATATTATAGAGTTTTGTCCACTTCATAAAAATTAAGAGAAATGAAAGAGTTGAGGTTAGAGAGAACTGAGTTAAATAGTCAGTACACAGTAGGTAAGTTGTACTATAATGATGTGTATATATGCGATACATTAGAAGATACAGTTAGGGACACCAATAAGAATGGTGTGTTTGATGGTGATGAGAAAAAAATTTACGGTAAAACTGCTATACCATATGGTGATTATCCTATAAGGATTATGTATAGCCCTAAGTTTCAAAGGAATATGCCCTATATAATGAATGTTAACTCATTTACTGGGGTAATGATACACTGGGGTAATACAGTTGAGGACACTCTAGGGTGTGTTTTAGTGGGTGAATTTGCTGGTAATGGTAAACTCATTAACAGCAGAGCCACCTTTGATAAGGTTTACAATGTAATTAGGCTAAATAAGGTTGATAGAATAGTAATTAAATAAAATGAAACTATTTGGATTTAATATCGTAGAAAGGAGTAGTTATGGTTAAGTATAATTTTGAAAAAGCAAGGCTGGAATTTTCAATTGGTGGTTTTATTTCAGTAATTGCTACTATACTGGTTATTGTTTTGGGCTTTTACTCATACGTAATAGAGCCTAAGTTTGAAACAATTGAGAAGAGTATGGAAACGCTGCAAAGAGAAAGAAAAGAAATGACTAATGCTATTAACCAGTTAAATCTAACTGTAAGTGTGCTTAATGTTACAGTTTCGGAATTAAAAGAACAAATCAAAAATGAGAAAATTTAAGATTAGTGGCACAATATTTGTATGATAATAAATTATGAGAGTTAAAGTAGAAGACTGACAGAAAAGATAATAAAGGGATTTAAGATTATTTAACAATTATTTTTTGGAAATTAATATATTTATTACTAAATTAGCGGTAGAATTTTAAAAACGCAAGGATTATGAAAGTTAATTACTTTGACAACATTTATAGTAAAGAGCCAAAAGAAATTGAGTTAAGCGAGTTGTTAGAAAAGTTTAACAATGTAAGGCTCAAAAATAAGGCTAAAAAAGATTTGCCACTTTTCAATATTAGTGCTATCTTTGACAGCAAAGGAATTAAAAAAACCAACGTAATTGGTTACACTGGTTTTGTTGGTGTTGATATAGATGCAAAGGACAACAAAGATAAAGATGTATTAAAGATATTAGAAGAGGCTGTAAATGTCGGTTCACTCTCATACCTTGCGTTTAAAATTCCGACGTTTTCTAAGGGTGCTAGGCTAGTTATAGAGTTAACTGCCAGCACCCTTTCTTTATTACAAGAGGGTAAAGTTAAATTTAGTGATGTTGCTGCTAGTGTAATTGCTGATATTGAGGCAAAAACTGGTCTGGTAGTAGATAAGAGTTGTAAAGATGAAACGAGGCGGTTTTTTATCAATTACACTACTGATATATACATTAATGAAAATGCTGCTAAATACGAGTATAAGACAAATGAAACTATCATAGAAAAGAAACAACCAAAACGACCTAAAAAAGAAGTAGTTAAAGTTAATAAGGTAAAAACCACAACTGTTCGGAAATTCCGAACTGATATAGATGTTGAAAAGGTAAAACTTCCAACTGGTGTGCAGTACGAGGGTAGAATTTATCTAAATGTGCTGCCAAGAGGTGTATTTTTCACACCTAAAACAACTAAGGAAACATTTGGGGTAAAACACGAGGTAAGAGGCAAAATCAAAGAAGGTAATAGAAATAATACGCTATGTAGGTATCTACTAAATCAAATTGCATACAATGTGTTTCTAAACGAAAAGTTAACATTTGAAGCATTATTAGAACAAGCAAACTACTTTAACCACACCTTTATAGAAGAACCACTACCAAATAACCAAATTAAAGCAACTGTTAATTCAATGTATAACAGTTATATAGAGGGTGTTTATACTAAATCATATCTGGTTGAGGTTTTTGGAGTTCGTTATGCAAAGGAAACAGAGAGTTACTCTGAATTCCTATATAAGAAAAAAGTTTCAAAGTTTTTAAGAGTTTTAAAGCAATTTGATAAAATACCTACATACAAAGAAATAGCAATTAAATTAGGTGTTACAGCTAAATATATACAGAGGCTACTAAATGATATTATAGAGCATAAAAAATTAACAATAAAAGCAAAAGAACTACTAGAAAGGTTAATTTCGGTTTTAAAGGAAAGTTCAAAAGAAGTTGTAAGTAGTATTATTGAATTGATTGAAAAAACATTCAAAGCAGCAAATGTGTTAATTGATAGTAGCATTGATGGGGTTGAGGTTGATATAGGGATGTTAACTAAAATTCAAAAAACATAAAACTATTTAAAAAGTAATGTGTTATGTGGTATACAACAACAACAAATGAAATAGAAAGTGCAATCCAAAACAAAGATGTAACTAATGGCTATATAAGTAGTGATAACTTGGGAAGAGAAAAGTTTGTAAAGTCATTTTGGAACAGTATTGTTATGTTTGAGCCAGCAGAAGCCACTTCACCTTACGACCTAAAGGTGGTTACTGCAAATAATCCAGAGAAAGAGACTTATGTCGAAGTAAAGGTAAGAAAATACAACTTATCTTTCTTTTGCGACCCATCAACACCACCAATGATGGATTTAGGTAAGTTCTTGAAACTCAAAAGAATATACAATGAAACAAAAGCACCTATATACTATGCTATTTCCACCTCTGATGGTTACTGGGTTATGATAAACCTTTCATACAGAATTAAAAACAACGCTCTCTATAAGGTAATTACCAAGACAGCAAAGGTCTCAACAGTAGAGGATAAGGGCTATGCAGACAAGCAGATAGTTGAATTTCAATATAATGAAAAATTTGATAGAATATATAATGAAAGGGGAGAAAAAGTATGTTGCTAAGTGATAGCAATATGAGTGTAATTAGGGACTATCTTACTCTAGAAGATGGTGGTAAAAAGAGAAGAATAGCCAATGATGCTTATTCCTATATAAGGTTGATGGTGGAATATATCCTTAATAAACATTACAACCAAGCCTATAGGAAATGTGAAGATATGCTGGTGGTAATAGTTGAGAAGATAATGCTAAGTAAGATTGAAATAAAAAAGATAGAAAGCACTAAAAATCTATACTCTTACTTATACAAGCTAATTAGAAACACTGCAATAAACTACATTAGGGATAATAATAAATTGAATGTAACCTATGTAGGGACTTACTGGGATTTAAGTAAAGTAGTTTATGGTTACAATGAGTTAGAGGATGAGAATAAATAAAAACTAAAACTTTAATAAAACTTTAAAGATATGGGAACAATGGCAGTATTAATGGTAATTATGTTAATTATCATAATGGTTAGTAGGTATGATTTATATACCAAGCAATTAGAGATTAAAGAGCAAATTAACTTAGTTGAGAGTGCTCTCAGAGTTTTAGAAAATGATATTAGTAGGCAACAAATGGAAATTAAAACCCAACTGAATAAGATTGAGGTTGAATTACACTTAATTAGAATTAACTCTGATGATTTACATAAAGACCATAAGAAGATAATTAACTCAGTTTTTAATAGTGAGTACTACAATAAGAAATTATTAGCACTCATAGATGACTTGGGTAAGGAGTTAAAGAAACAAATTGATAATTATACGAACATTAATTAAATTATTTAGTGTTTATATAAATGAGTACCCTCACTTCGTTCTTATCTTTTAGTAAAGGAGAGTTTATGGGGGATAGGGATGTAAAAAGTTGAAAACCAGCATTATATCCACCCCCCACGGTCGACCTTAACAAAAATGGTATTTTAAGGTTAATTTAAGTAACACAGTACCAAACAGTTACAACATTGATACAAATATATCAAAATCAATAAGTTATGAATACAATAAACACTAGCAAACTCAAAAAAACTCTCAAAGCACTAAAGGCAGATGCCAGTGTAAGTGAGATAACTATTTTAAATGCAGAAATGCACAATGAGTTAATAGAGCAAATAAACAGTGGTAAAAAGGTTAATATGTATATAGTGCTACAGTTGAGAATCCAAATTGCTAAGAACTTAATGGAACTTAAAAAGTTCAATAAAAAATTAAGTGATGAAAGTGAAGATATTGATAACTTTATTAATGGATTAAAGGGTAAGAAAGAAGTGAGATAACTATGGGTTATTTAGATAAAATAAATAGCTATGTAAATGATGTTTTAAGCAATAAAATTCCAAGCTGCCAATGGGTTAAAAAAGCTTGTGAAAGATTTCATTCTGACCTTAATAAAGGTGATTACTACTTTGATGAGAATGCAGTTGATGATGTTATTTCCTTTATTAGGAAATTAAAACTGAATACAACACCTAAAAAACCTTTTCTCTTAGAAGATTGGCAGTTGTTTATTATTGCCAACATATATGGATTAAAAAGTAAATTAAACAATAGAAGAAAATATAAATATGTTTATATTGAAATACCCAGAAAGAATGGGAAATCAGAACTAATCACAGCACTAGCATTATACCATTTTATATTTGATGAATTAGCCACCATTACAGTATCTGCCAATAGTAGGGAGCAAGCAAAAAATGTGGACTTCAAAAAAATAAAGTCATTTGCTCATCAGTTAGATAGAAGGGAAAAGTATATTATACCCTACTTTAATTCCTTAAAAATGAATGGCAGACAAAATGAAATTATAGTAACTTCATCTGATGCCAAACGGCTGGATGGTTTAAACATTTCAGTAGGCATAATAGATGAATTACATTCTGCCAAAGATAGTGGTGTTTATGATGTAATAAAGTCAGCAATGGGTTCTAGGGAAGAACCACTTTTAATTGTCATAACAACGGCTGGATTTGATGTTGATTCATTCTGTTACAACCTAAGGAATCATATTACAGATATTCTTAATGGTGTTACCATTGATGAAAGTCAGTTTGGAATTATTTATACCCTAGATGAAGGTGATGATATAGCTGATGAAAATAACTGGGTAAAGGCTAATCCAAACTTAGGTGTATCACTCTCTATTGACTTTATTAGGGATGAAGTGAATAAGGCACAAAACTCACCATCTGAGACTGCTGGTGTGTTAGTTAAAAATTTCAATTTATGGCAAAAGAAATCATCTGAAAAAAGTTGGATAAATGAAGCCTATTTAGAGAAGGTATTTGCACCAGTTAATATAGAAGATTATAGGGGTGCTGATTGTATGGTAGGGTTAGACTTAGGAACAAACACTGACCTAACTTGCTTTTCTATTTGTATTAAGGTTCAGAATGGTGAGTATGTATTCTTCACTAAATACTATTTGCCAGAAGATTCATTGAACTCAGCAACCAATAAGAAAAGATATAGAGAATGGGCTGAAAAGGGTTATATAAAGTTAACCAGTGGCAATGTTACTGATTATGACGTTGTATTAAATGATTTAGTTGAGATAAGCAAAATACTAAACATTACCCAAGTTAACTATGATAAGTACAACGCAACACAATTTGCTATAAATGCTCAAATGGCTGGTATTAGAATGATACCATTTTCTCAGAATGTATTTAACTATAACATTCCTACTAAGGAAATGGAAAGGTTAATACTTATAAATAAAACCAGAATTGATGCTAACCCTATTACACACTGGAATTTTACCAATGTAACAATTAAATCAGACCTTAATGGTAATGTTAAGCCTATAAAAAGGAATGAGGAACTAAAAATTGATGGTGTAATGAGTATGTTAATGGCATTAGGGGGTTACGTTGGAAAAAAAGAAACAAATACATATATAGTTTAAATTCAAAAATTTAGTGTTAATATAATAAATGATAGAAATGAAAATATTTGGGTTTAATATCACTAAAAGGGAAGCACCATCTGCACCCTACTTGGCTACTGTGGGTAGTTTAGATTTTGGACAATATACTGATACCTATACAGAAAGCAAAGCAACTAAAATAGCTGCGGTTTATAGAGCAATCAATGTAATTGCTGATAGTGTGGCAGTTATGCCAATTAATATTTATAAATATGATGGAAACTGGAAGAAAAAGCAGTATGATAATCTTTACTACCTACTTAATGTGCAACCCAATAAGTTAATGAATGCCTATCAGTTAAAGAGGCTAATTATTACCCATTTAAAATTAAAAGGTAATGCTTACATATGGATTGATAGGAATATTAAAAATGAGATAAAAAATTTATACGTAATACATCCAGATAGGGTAAAAATATCAGTAAACAAAGATAATTTAACAGTTGAATATTATATTGACAATCAGAAGGTTAGTAACGATAACTTAATTCATTTAATTAACTATTCTGAAGATGGTATTATTGGAAAATCAACATTAGATTATGCAAGAAGTATACTGCAAACTGCGCATTACACAAACCAGCATCAACTTAACTTCTTTGAAAATGGTGCAAATGTTAATGGTATATTAAAACCCAAAGATGGAGTATTCTTAAATAAAACACAAGCACAAGAGGCTAAGCAAGCATTTTTAGAGCAAACTCAGCCCAGTGTGGGTGCAAAGACTGGTGGTATTGTTGTATTAGGAAGTGATTTAGACTTTCAACAAATATCTATATCACCCAGAGATGCACAATTGATTGAAACTAAGGAATTTACACTATTAGATATTGCTCAATTCTTTGGAGTGCCTTTAAGTAAGTTATTTTTTACAAAGAATAATAAGTATAATACTGTTGAAGCAGAGCAATTAGACTTTTTGACTTCAACCATTCAGCCACTGGTTGAGATGATTGAAGTTGAACTATTTAGAAAACTTATATTACCTTCTGAATGGGGTAACTATGAAATAAAATTTGATACCACTAACCTACTAAGGCTTGATGCACAGACACAAGCAGATGTATATGTTAAACTCCTAAATATAGGTGCTTTAACACCAAACGAAATAAGGGAGAAATTAGATGCAGATTACCCAGTTACTGGTGGCAATAGAGCATTTGTACAACAAAATTTGCAACCGCTGGATAACTTAATGAATGACATTAAAAACACTAAAACAGAATGATTATGAAAGGATTAATTCATTTATTAGGTGATAACAACATTATTTCATTGATTGTCAAACTTATACCTATTGCAATTCTGGCATATGTAGTAGTTGACTATCCAGAGTTTGGTACTGTGTGGTATGGTAAGGCGATATACCTACTGTTATTAGCATTTATTGGGCTACAATCCATTATTAACGATGTGTATGATATGATTAAAAAGAATTAGTTATGGAAAATAGAGAAAAAAGGTATAATGCCAGTGAAATTAGGTTATTACCAGATGATAAGGGTGATACCTATGTTGAGGGGTATGCAATGGTATTTAACTCACCTTCACAAGATTTAGGTGGTTTTGTTGAAATAATTGAGCCTACTGCATTAAGTGAGGAAATAATCAATGGTTCAGATGTATTTTGCTACATCAACCATAATGAGAATAATGGTGTATTAGCCAGACGTAGGTATGGTGTAGGTTCACTTCAACTAACCATTGATGATAAGGGGCTAAAATACAGATTTAAACTTGGGAAATCCTACCATCACCAGCAACTGTCTGAGTATTTGGAAAGAGGCGAAATTTTTGGTAGTTCATTTGCTTTCACAGTGGCTGATGACCAGTGGGTTAAACTTGAAGATGGTTCATACATTAGAACTATAAAGCGGTTTGAAAAACTTTATGATGTATCACCAGTGTTTGAACCAGCATATTTAGAAACAGAAGTTGCTCTGAGGTCATTAGAAAAGATTAAAACAAAGGAATTAGAGCAACAAAAGGAAAAGGAAAAGAAGGCAGAGGAATTAAGAAATTATTTTGTTGAACTTAAAAAAACTTATAGTTATGACAATTGAGGATATAGAGAAAAGAAAAGCATTGGTAAATGAGAGTAATACTATTATTTCCAATGCAGAAAAAGAGCTTAGAAAGCTCACTGAGGAAGAAACCAAAAGGTTGGAAGAAATAAAAGCAGAAATAACTGAGTTAGAAAATAAAAGTAATAACCAAATTAAAACAAAGAAAACTATGGAAACAAAAAATTTTTCATTAATCAATACGATTAGAAATGTTGTTGAAGGTCGCCAGCAAGATGATTTATCACTGGAAGTAATGCAAAAGGGTGCAGAAGAGTTAAGAAAGGCTGGAGTTACCTATAAAGGTCAAATTACCCTACCTTTTGAGTACCGTTCAACTTTAGTTTCAGCAAGCAACCCAGCCGTAGAAACCAGTGTATTAGACATTCAAACTCCACTGTACAATGCACTTACTGTTACTAAGGCTGGTGCAACCATTCTTAATGGGCTTGTGGGTAATGTAGTAATACCTACCTATACTGGCTCAAATGTGGCTTGGAAGTCTGAACTAGATGCTGCAACTGATGGAACTGGTACTATGGGTTCTGTAGACCTCAAACCTAAAAGGTTAACTGGTTACTTTGATGTATCAAAGATGCTTCTTGCACAAGATTCTGTAGGGGTAGAGCAAATGCTTAGAAATGATATTGTTAACTCTATTGCAGTTGCTATAGAAAAAGCAATCTTTTCAAAGATTGTTGATGACAATGCACCTAAAGGATTTTTTGCTGGTTTTAACGCTGATACTAATTTTGATGTTGCTGGAGAATTGAGTTGGGAAAAAGTAGTAGAATTGGAAAGCAAGGTAGATACTTCTAATGCCTTAATGGGTAACCTTGCTTACATTACTCACCCTTCACTTAAGGGACTTGCCAAGACCACTCCTAAGGCATCCAACACCGCTGTATTTGTTGCTGAGGGTAATACTATCAATGGTTACAACCTACTTTCTACTTCTTCGATGGCTACGGATATAACAACTAAAAATTACTATGGTATTATCTTTGGTAACTGGGCTGATTTACTAATTGGACAGTGGGGTGGTGTTGATATTGTTGTTGACCCTTACACCCAAGCTGGTAATGGTAAGATTCGTATCTATGTTAATGCTTATTTTGATGCTAAACCCAGACGTAAAGAAAGTTTTGCTATTGGTGGCTTAAAAGAGGCTGAGGTTGTTCCTCCTTCAACTGGTGGAAATTAGGCTAAATTTTGATTGATTTACTAATAGGTGGTGTTACTATATGGTAGCACCACTTTTTTTTGATTAAATTAAAAATTTTGGTGTTAATATAGTAAAAGGGGTAACTATGACAACTATACTAGATGAACTAAAGGATTATTTAAATATAGAGAGTTCAGACACTGATAAAGATGCACTGCTATCCACTATACTCAAAGTTAGTGAAACTGCAATTAAGAACTACTGTAGGGGTGGTTTAGATGGTGTTGTTATTGATGAAAATAATGTATTGAGATTTGCCAAATTACAGTATGCAGCACACCTATTCCTAAATAGGGGTGTTGTTTCTATTGGTCAAACCTATGAGTTACCACTTACCTTTAAATTTTTACTTAACCCATACGTAAAATACTGATGGTTATGAATGTAGGTTTAATGCGAGACAAGATAAAAATACTAAGAAAAACAGTAAAAAAGGATGAGTATGGCTCTGAAGTAGAAACCTATACCAAACTCTATGAGCCTTATGCTTATATTAAGTATCTTAATGGTAATAAAAGGATAAGTGCAAGTGAGGTATTTTACAACCAGACACTTAACATTACTATCTACTATAAGAACCTTAATACAACTGATATGGTTGAGTTTAATGGTTCAAAGTATAGAATTATAGACATAGTTCCTTCTACTGATTTGATTTTTATTTCAATGGTTTGTGAGAGAATAAATGACTAATACAAATACCCAATTCTAAACGTTAATATATGTTAACACTGAATGATAAAGCACTGAAATTCTTTCTGAAGGAAATGCAACCTAAGTATATAAAAAGGGTTGGGTATAGTGCTTTAATGGCAGCTGGAAGAAAGGTAGTTAATGTTGCTAAAAGGGGGTATAAGTCAACTGTAAAAGGTTACTCAAAGAGCAATAACCAGAATGTACTAAAAAGCTTTGTTGTTAGGAAGTCAAAAAGGGAAGTTGCTGTGTGGGTTGGTTCTAGTTACTATAAGACCAGATGGTTGGAAAAAGGGACTAAGGAAAGATATACCAAAGGGTATAAAAGGAAAAGTACAATGGGTAAAAGGCAACTAAGTAAAACTAAACTGTATAGGGGTTCAATAACTGGTAGTGGTTTCTTTGAAAAAGCATATAATTCAGTACAAGGTGAATTAAAGGAAGTGATTACCCAAAGGTTACAACAAAATATAAATAAAGTTATTGAAAAAGCTAATAGCAATGCCAAGAATTGAATTAAAACCATATAAAACCTACAATGACAAAAAGGTGTATAGGAGTAAGGGTAATAATCTTATACATCAATTGGTGTATAATACTGGTAGATGGAGAGAAATGAGGGTAATGTACCTAATGAAACAACCAATTTGTGAGGTGTGTAAGAAGGAGTTTGCTGTGGAGGTTCACCACAAAATACCCATATCAACTGGTGTGGATAGAAGTGAAATACTTAAACTGGGTTTTGATGCTGATAACTTAATGGCATTATGCTCTAACTGTCATAGGAGAATACACAATGATTAAAAAAACTATAGGGATGCAAACTTGGTTATAAGTAGTGGACAAAACTATATAATGGGAGAAATATAGAAGATTATATCTTACTATATACACTAATAAGAGTAAGTAATAACTTAAATGAATAGATATGGATATGATAAGTGCATTAGAGATAAATAAGGAAATAGCAACTATACTGAAAGGGTTAAATTACAAACACTATCCATTGGTAATACCAGAAGATACACAGATGCCAGTAATTGTGTATAATAGGACAGTTGACTACAGTGATGATAACTCAGATACAACAATTGGTGTAGCAACCATTGAGTTAGAAGTACTAACTGGTAATTACAAGGATGGTATAGATATTCTAAATAAACTATACTCATCATTACTGGGTAAAGGTTATTCACCAGAGGGAATTACTGAGGATTTCATAGATGGTGTTTACATTCAGAAGTTAGTGGTATCAAAATATGTGTTAATTAACTAAATAAGTATAACAATTTAAAACAATAAAACTATGGCAACAATTTTAGGTTCTGATTTAATGGTTTTTGTAGATAATAAACCCATTGCATTTTCTACAAGTGCCAAAGTAAGTGTAAATGCAAATGCTGAGGATATTTCCAGTAAGGATAGTGGACTATGGGAAGAAAGTTTAATCACTAAGTTCAGTTGGACTGTTAGCACAGATGCTTTATATAGTATTGATGGGGCTGGTACTGGTAACAGTGATTTAAGTGAACTTTGGACTTCCTTTGTAGGTAAAACTAAGGTAAGTGTAGCATTTGCTATAAAAGATGGAACTTCACCAAACTGGACTAAAAAGACTGGTAGCAAGGCATTTAGTGGTAATGGTTACATTGTAAAATTAGATGCCAATGCTGACCAGAAAGGGGTAGCAACCTATTCCATTGAGATTAAAGGTGATGGTGAATTACAACTTGCCACTGTATCTTAATTATTGTTGTGAATTGCTTTCAGATGAATGGTAGTCTATAGTTAGGCTACCATTTTTTTTATTGGTAATATGTTCATCTTAATATCAAAAAATTGGTGTTAATATAATTAAAGAGTAGTGCTATGGAAGAAAAAATTACACTATTTGGGAAAGACTGGGTGATTAAAAAATCAATGACTGCTTTTTTACTGTACGAGGAACTTACTGGTAAACCCATTAGCCAAATTACTAACTCACTATCAGATACCCTTACCATTTTTTATTGTATACTAAAGGCAAAGAATAAGGACTTTAACTATTCATTTGATGAGTTTATTGAGTTACTGGACGATGAAATAGATGCACTAACTCAATTCAATGAGTTGATGGAAAAGGAAAGTAACAAACTAAAAGGGGTGGTGAGTTCAAAAAAAAAGAAGGTGAGAATTCAAAGGTAAGTGTATATGATATGTATGCAACTGCGGTGGTTGATGGTGGTGTATCACCAGAATACTTCTGGGATAAAATGGATTTAGTGGAGTATTCCTACTTAGTGAATAGGCTTAATAGTAAGAAAATAGAGGATTTTGAACCATTTAGAATGCTTGGCTATATCATTTCAACTGCATTGGGTAGTAATATTAAATATGAAGATTTTCTCAACCTTAGTAAAACCAAAAATGGTGAAGTATCTGATGGTAGAACACCAGAAGAAATTGAATTGGCAAAACAAAAACTAATTGAAATAGGATTAAAACATAAAAATATATGAGTATATTAAGCATTGCTGCCAAATTAGGGTTAGATATTGCTGGATATGAGGCTGGAATACAAAAAGTAACCAGTAAGAATAGCCAGTTAAACCGTAGCCTAGAAGATGTAAAAAGTGGTGTAGGTGCTCTAGTGGATTCACTTGGCTCTATTGGTGGTGTGAGTAGTGGAGTTACTGGGCAACTAGGTGAGGTAATAAGTATAACAAATAAAATTCCAGATGCCTTTAAGAATATAGGTAATGGTATAAAAGGTTTTGGTACATCAATTACCAGTGCATTGAAGGCAATGTTTACTTCTTTCAGCGGTTTTATTAGTTCAATTACCGCTGCTGTTGCTTCAACTGGTATAGGTGCTATAATTATTGCTATTGCTACTGCACTGGCTGGACTGGTGAGTTGGCTTAAAAACTCAACAGAAGGTGCAGATTTTCTTAAAAGTGCTTTAAATAATCTAAAAGCAGTCATTGAGGTAACACTAACTAAACTGTCAACTTTGGGTAGTGCAATTGTTAAAATTTTCAAAGGTGATTTCAAGGGTGCTGTAAACGGTATAAAAGAAGCATTTACTGGCTGGGGGGATGCTTTAAAAGAGAATTTAAATAGGAGTAATGAAATCACAAAAACCCAGATAGAGTACGAAGAGTGGTTAATTAAGCATAATCTAAGACTAGCAGATATGAATAAAAAGGCTAGTGAGTATGCACTAATAATGAAAGATGAGTCTTACTCACTGGCTGAAAGGCAAGAAGCATTAAAAAAATACCAAGATATACAAAAGGATATATACAACGAGAAAAAGAAAAACTTGGACTACCAAATTAAGATTATGGAACTTGAACAAGCACAAGGAGGGTATAGTTCTAGGGAAGATTTAAAAAAATTGAATGATTTAAAAGCACAAAGGGTTGACATACAAGCTGAATATAACAACAAACTAAAAGAAACATTAAGACTACAAAACTCTCTGAATGACCAAGAAAAGGAGTTAACCATTGGTGCAATTATCGAAATGGATAAAAATGCTTGGGACAGTATACGTAAAGAAATTAAAGAGGCTGATAAAATAGAACCAACAGAGGTTAATCCATTTGAAGGCTTAGAAGATAATGCTGATATTGCTATCTTAAAACTGGAAGATGTTACCAATGCTTGGGGTGCTTTTAAGGATGGTATAAGAAGTGTTGTTAATGATTTAATCCCTTCTTTAGACTCACTTAGAGATACTACCATTAAAGCATTTGGTCACATTTATCAAACCCTTGCAATTGGTGCTAATTCCTTTAAAGAGTATGGTAAAGCAGTTAAGGCAGCAATTAAGCAAGCTATTTCAGCAATTATTGGTGAGGCAGTTATGACAATGGTTGCAGCACAACTCAAAAAATCAGCTTGGTTAAATCCAGCGATTGCTTTAGCAATAGCCACTGCTGCTGGTGGATTAGCATCCACTACCCTTAATGCCTTTGCCAGTAGTATTCTAAAGTTTAGTTCTGGTGGTGTAGTACCTTACAGTAGTTATATAGGTGATAACATTCCAGCACTGGTTAACTCTGGTGAAATGGTGCTTAACACCACTCAGCAAAGAAACCTATTCAGAATGCTCAATAGTGCAAGCACTAACACTGGAATTATTAGTGGTGAGGTAAGATTTGAGATTGAGGGTGATAAACTTGTAGGTGTGTTAAATAACTATAATAATATAAATAATAGGTTATAGATATGGGATTAATTTGGCAACCAAAATATAGGCTGGATTACAAAACTATTGCCAATGATAGTAATAGTTTAGAAATTCAAATATACGCTGCTCCAAATACAGTAACTACTGAGTGTATAGTAGGTAAGTCCGACCCAGTCATTTTAAAAAGGAAGAATAATCATATATCCACAACTACACTGGAATTAAGTTTAGTAACCAACTACGATGGACAGTTTTTAGACCTATTCACCAATGATGTTTTTAAGTATAGGGTTGTCCATCGTAGGAATGGTGTAACAATATTTGACGGATGGCTGGATACAGAGATGTATAGCACCGAATTTAATTTGGTTAAGGGTAATGTAGTTAAGTTCTATGCCGTTGATGGGTTATCAATTCTTAAGAGGCTAAATTTTAACTTAAACATCAATCCAGACGACCCTATAATTAACCTTCACAATTTAATCACAAGTGCTTTAAATGCTGCAAATATATCCTACCAATACCTATATATAGGTACTGATATAACTATACCTAACGGTACCATAGAAATTCAAAATAGTATAATATCTGGTATATATGTTAATCAAAATAATTACATAGACAATAAGGGTGATGCCTATAACTGGTATAAAGTTCTAGAAGAGACCTTAAAACCACTTAACCTATACTTAACCATTGCAGAGAACAACGTATTTGTGTACGATAGAGAATTTTTGTTTAATTCAAACAAATGGCAGAAGTTTAACAGTTCGAATGTATACGTTGGTGAGGTAAATAAAACTACGTATAATTTTGATACTCTTGGCAATAGGGGTAAAATTATGCACTCTTTAATTCCTTCAATCAATTATCAAAAAGTCACATCTAACATATACTATAAACAGATATTGTACAAGAAGGAAGTAAAGGGCGATGAGATGAGTGGATTACTATCAACAGTGAATGTGGATAGCGTTAATAACGATGATATGTATGACTATACAGAAGAAAGTTATAGTAATATAGCCGACTTATCATTGGGTTCATATACATCTGCTAAAAAGTATATAGGTACAGAAAATTCTTCCTTAAAGAATAAAACTGAGTGTACAATAAAATCAACAGCAAGTGGCTTAGATGGTAAGGTAATAACATTTGACAATATATCATTCTACTGCATTGGTGATAGTGCTTCAAACCTTGCAATAAGTGTATCATTTGATTGGTTTGCTCAGTCATTTCCTTCTAATAGGTATGATGTCAGAAAAACAAATTTTAAACAAATCAACTCATTAAAAATCCCATTAAAGGTTACTGTTGGTAATAAAAGGTATGTTAATACACCATCAGTTGGGTGGATAGTGGACGACGAAAATACCTATAAGTTATGGCAGTATAATTTGATGGGTGAATTTGTTAAGATGGTTGATAACCTTAAGTATTACGACTATTCAAACAAATGGTACAATACAGAGACAGAAAAACAGAACTGCTATTTAGTGCCAATCCCAGATAACGTTAATGGTAGGTTTAACCTTTCAGTTATTGGTACTGATTTGGCTTCATACATTACAACCCAATCTAATTGGCTAAATCTAGAAAGTGATTTTAAAGGAATTGATTACAAGAACTTTGTAATTAGTCTGGTTGATAAAAGCACTGGCTTACCAGTTGAAGTAACAGATAATGTGGTTGAGGCTTATTTAGATACCAATTGGAAATCTGCTGGTTCAGAGGAAAAGTTAATATTTGGCACTAATACACAAAAAGTACCAAATGCTATTGGCTGCTTTATCTATAAGAATACAAACGGATATTACAAGTTTTTAAATAGTTATACAAGAAATGGTATCACTGCTGATATTGAGACACAATTCCTTTACTCTATCCTATCTGATAGGGGTAACGTTAAGAATGAGTTAGCATTAAGCATTAACACAACAAATGACTTATTGGCGGTTGAAAAAATGACTTACTCAAAATTTAGTGGGGTTATATTTGGTGTATATGAGTCCAGCATTGACTATGCAAACAATATAACCAACTGCAAGTTGATTGAACTACAAAATAATGGTTATACACTTATAAATCAATAGGTTATGGCAAATCTATATATAAGAAAGAAGAGTATTAAAACTGATGAGGATATAAATAGAAGTGAAAATAATGCCTCATCTATAGGCGATGCACCAGTGGTTATATCTTCATCGTTAGCACTAGTTCCTCATAACCATATAAAAGAGGATATAACTGATTTTGCACATAATCACACAAAGTCAGAAATAACGGATTTTTCTCATACACACGGAAATATAACTAATGACGGAAAAATAGGAACAGTTAGTGGTAAAATTATTACTACTGGTTCCTCTGGCATATTAGAGGCTACAAACAAAGACACTATTACAGTTGGGTGGGCGTTAAATGCTAATAGTACACAGTCATTGAAATTTGAAACTCCTAATGCTCAATGGGGTGATTATGATTACTTAAAGGTAATAATGAATGGTTCTGATGCATATATTTCTACTGAGAGCCAAAGTCTTAATACAAGAGTTGACTATGCTTATTTTTCAGATTATGCCACCAATGCTGATTTGTTGGATGGCTATGAAGCTAGTGATTTTGCACAAAT